CCATCACAGTTGTAAGTGGTGAATTGTAATCTACTGTTGTATTTCCATTAACATCTGTCCATACAATTGCATAGCAATCACCATAAACAAGTGCACGACGGTGAATTTCATCTGCATCAATTTGCAAATCATTCATTTCCCAGATATCTTTAATTTTCTGGTTTGCATCTTCTGTGTTTGCTGTTATATTAGCAATTTCTAGACGATTAAGAACTGAATCTACTACAGTTCTAGCAAAGTTAAATCTAAAGTTGTTTCTTACGCTTCCTAATACCTGTAGCCAACGACTGTTTGAGAAAACTTCTAAATTAGTTCCCTCGTAGTATTCCTCAGCAACTAAATAGGTGTTTCTTCTATCTACTATTGTATCAATAGCCTTTTTAATATCAGACATGTTGTCTCCTTAAATAATTTATTTGTTTTGTTTCTAGTTTTACTGCTTTGTTATCTAAGAAGTACAAGATGCCAGAAACAACGGAATCAAGTACATCCTCATGCGATACCTTTGGAAAGGACCACATTTGTTCTTCCAATACTGGAAAATGTGCAGTGTGTCGCACCTTTCCTTGTTGGTAGAAATTTAAAGCCTTGCCAGCACGAATCTGCTTTGATAGGCTTTGTGATTTGGATCTATATTTTGCGGGGACAGCTTTGAAAACATCTTTCCAAAGATCTCCACCTTGGTTTACTTCAACATAAAGCACACCAACATCAAATTTGTCTACAAGATAAGCAACTCGATCTGCTATTTCTGATGGAGACATTTTAACTTGTTCAGCATGGCGTATATAAATATTAGTTTTACCTAAGCTATCTACGCCTCTAGACAATACAGATATACCTGTATAGTCAGAGATCTTATTTTTTGTTACGGCTGGGTCAATTGATATGATTGTATTGCCATAGTCTTCTAATTCTTCAATAATTACATCTTCGTTTGTCCAGAAGGTACCGTCAGTATTGACTGGGCGATTCATATAGTTCTTGGCAAAATCTCTTAGGTGGCGTTGTGACTCAAGCCATTCCAGTGGCCATTTCTCAGGCCAAACAGATCTTTCTGAACCATTATCGTTAGGCATGATGGCTGGATAGTAGTGAACATCTACATTCTGGTCTTTAATCCAATTAAGTTCTGGATCATCATAGCCTTCTCCATACTTGCGGAACTGATCCATTACTGAGTTAGGCATAGTAGTAGTTCCGACAAAAATCATACGAGCATAGATATTCATAGGGGCAATATCATCAAATACAGTGTTTTTCTGTTGACCAGCTTGGTATTCAGAATAGTTCTTTTCACCCTTTTCAATATCATCAAGAATAATAAGGTCTGGGCGTTGTCCAAAGACCTTCTTACCTAATGAGTTGGTGTCAATGCCATTAGCATCAAAAATAAAATCGTTAGACTGAATAATACGCCAAGAGTTGGAAGCCATCGCACGACCAGATGAAGCAACGATCTTAGGTTTGCAAAGTTCAGGATAGTCTTCAATAAGGTATTCATTAGTCTCCAGCTCGTTTTTAAATGACATAAGATGAGTTTCGGCTTGGGATGCAGCGTCCGAAAAGGCTGCGATGAACTTAACATGACCATGAGCAGCAGCCCACATAGGTAAAATAAGGAAGATCCAGGTTGACTTACCACATTCTCTTGGGGCAATGAAGGCATCTCTATTCTCCTTTGGGTTTTGTGGTTTATGAATCCAGGATTTACCATATTCGGCTAGATCAACATGGAACTCACTGAGTGTTATCTCTCCATGGGCATTCATGAGGTGATGAGGCAGATATGTTAGAGCAAAAAGCATAGGATCATACTTGGTAAGTTCCCGTCTTCCCTCAGAAAATGTCAAAAGTTCTACAGGTACGGTTTCTAAAATATCAGTTGCTTTCATTTACCCCTTCTTCGCCAAAATCTCATAGATATTGTCTACTCTTTCTTCAATTTTTTCTAGTCTACGGCTATTTGTATCAACTTTATCTTTGATTGAGCCACCACCATTAGGTTTAAGTTCTGCTAAGGTTTTGATCATATATCTCATCATTCCAAAGAAGCCTCCTGTTATGCCTAAAATAACTACTCCTAATGCTGATATTACTTCTGGTGTCATTATAACACTACCTCAGATTTGAAAGTATGGGGAATATTTTTTGCAGACAGCGAAAAAAAGAAAAAGAAAAGAATTTTCCTAACGGGTACCCCTACCTTATCAAACCTCATTTGTCAAACCTTCTTTTACCAAACCTTCTCTTACCAAACCTTTGTTTTTCATATTCTCATTACGAGCCTTTGCTTCATTTAATAGATCAATGATAGCCAAATCCTGTCCATCCTTATTTCTTTGTTCATTAATAACAGTTGATTTGCCTTCTATCAAATTGATTGTTTGGATAGCCTTATGTACAGCATTTGCTAATTTGTTCAAACCATCACTATCAAGAGCATCTTGCATTAGTGCTTCTACACATCTATCTAATACTGCTTGTGCTGCTATAAGCTTTTCTTTATCAGAATAGAATACTCTTAGATCCCCTGCCATTTTTGCGAGGGTATCAATTGTCGGCATATCGATATTACGCTCTACAAACCACTTCTTTGCTGTATGATAGCTTTTTGGATATTGTAGATATCTGAGAGTAGGGCCAATACCCATTTCCTTGGCTGTCTCTATAAATTCTGTAATTTGTTCTTCAGTAAATGTTCTATATCCCACAATATCCTCCTATAAAGGTTTGGATATTTGACTTTACGACGCATCTCTGGTAGGATGTAGCCTTATATAAAACCATCATATCAAACCTCCTCACGCTTACTTAATAAATCTTCTATCATCTCAATAAGATTATCATCTAATCCTATGTCCAATGTCATCTCTGTTGTGTTCTTGGAATCAAAGAAAGTCAGAACAAACTTAAGCTGTCCTTCCATGTACTCTACTTCTCCTGCATATGGGAATAAAGTCATATCTTCTCTATACCGTCCAATTTTCACCTAGTTTGTACATCATTGCAATACTTAAATCTAAAGAAGGGTGAGAGAGATTAAAGAGGTGACTAGAAACTCTCCCACCCAACAGCGAGTAGACCGTAATTGTCTGGTAACAACAACGGTAGTACTAGTATATCACTTTTTCCGTTGTCTTGCTTGTGCTTTTTGTGTAATTGTTACCCAACATGGTTTACAGTAACTTATATGCCCATCAGCAGAACTTTTGTAATTAGGAAACTGAGATATTGGCTTCAAGTTTTTACACTTTTGGCAAACCTTTGAATCACGAATGATTGTAGGTCCATTTGCGATTCTCTTTTTTCTTCTTACTTCAGTCTTGCTATTCTGACATGGCTTACAATAGTACTGAAACCCTCTTTTTACCGCAGAAGATCTATGAAACTCAGACTCTGGCTTTGACTCTTTGCAGCTTGCACATCTATACATTTTTTGGCTTCCAATCTCCATTTATTATTCCTTTTCTAATATGACATTTTGCACATAATGTTTGTAAGTTTGATGGATCATTATTTGATGCATCGTTATCTATATGGTCTACCTGTAAAAATATTGGACTATCAAATACAGCACCACACCAAGAACATTTGTCCTTTTTGTGCTTTCTTGCTCCTTGAATACATTTCCAACATCTTGCACGGTAATGCCTTCTGCCTAGTTCATCAATACCTTTGTTAGCCAATGGTCTGCCACACTTGCAAAACCCATTGGTTAGTCTTCCACCTATTCGCATTATTCTTCTACCCATCCTATCTCTTTTACTTCGCCCTGGCAAAATACGCATGTATCCATTTGATTAGTTACTAGTGATGTTATGCCACAAACCTTACACCAATAGACCAGTTGTACCTTATATTCTCTACTCACTTATTCTCCTTATATATAATATGACCGCAAGACGGTCAAGATAGCCAATCAGAGAGTGATGAATGATTCCATCCTTCTCTTGATTTATTATTCTTAGTCAATATGTTTATCTTTACTTTATCTTTATTTACCTTTAGTGTATCGGATTTGACTATTGTTTCGTCAGATGTAATACATGGAATAGTCATATCTGGTACCTGGACTGTATAACGACTGTTCTTGAACTGGTTATTCTCATGCTTTTTCTTTATTACCTTTAGCCACCCAAGTTCTTCTAATTCATGAATTACCTTGACTAGAGTGTTACGACTTCCAATACCACTATCCTTCATTAACTGGGACTGGTTTGGATATGCTGAAGTACCCCTACTTGCCAAGGCATAGAGAACTGATTTGTGATAACCTGTGGGTAATGTACGATCATCTCTGATAGCCACTACTATATTTAAATCCATTTGCCACCTCTTTCTATGTACTATAAGTATAGCATATAATTAAGGGTCTGTCAACTAGAAATCTAACATTTCTCAATCTTCTTCATCAAATGCGCCCTCTACTTCTTCCTCAAGTTCAGATAATATATCTTGAGCCTCTTCATATGCTTCTGACATTATTGAGTTTCCTTCTTCAACTATCTCACCCATAAAATCCATATATTCGCCAATATCTACATCTTCCCAACCGTCTTTTATTGGCCCTTTTGCTTCCCTAAATGCTGGAGCCACATAACTATTAAACACACTCTCTTGACCTTCATTTCCTACCATATCTTCCATGGTATCAAGTGCGTCTTGTAGTGCTTCACTTACTAGTTCTCTTGCATCACTAATAGAAATACCAGAATTAGCAGCAGAAGTAAAAAAACTAAACAGTCCCATTAAAGTTGACCTTGAAATTTAACCGTTTTCATTTGATATGATTCAATAGTATTAAATGAATTAAGCACAGGTTGAAGACTGCTAACTTGATAAACTTGGTCATCAAGAATAAGTTTTCCATTAGAATCTTTTATGTTACCAATTAAACAACCAATAGGCAAAGGCTCATCGCATCTTATGCTTAATCTTCCAGCAGTGTCTATTCC